ATGCAACAGTATAGTTCCCTTCAAGTGGAAGGTTCTCAGTCACAGATGTTATTGTCTCAGAAGTTGAATCTGTATTGTTGTACAACGCTAAATCAGATACTACAAGTCCCTTCAATTTGATTGGATTGTATGCAGTACCATAATCAAACTCTGAATCAAAAGTTACTGATGTATTCGCCACTTGAGTCAAGTCTGCAAAGTTTACATCAATTAATCCTTCAAGATCGTTGAAGTTGATACCAGCCTCTTCTGGTGTGATCATGTACATTGTACCCTCATCGAATAAACGATAAAAGTCAAATCCGACCATGATTTTACTGATTGTTGAATCAGTCGCAAACATGAACTTTGGATCAAACGATGGATTGTCGACTGCGATAGGATACAATTTTGTACCCACTTTAGATCCCACCAAGTTTCCATTCACATCAATGATGTAAACTCCAAACTCAACACAACGGTTGTTCTGTAGTTTGCTTAACAATGTAGGCGATGAATCATCTGCCCATAACTCTCCAGAGAAAGAACGTACTCCTTGACGAAGGAATGCTTTTCTTCCAGAGTTTGCTTCCTCAAATTGAGAGTCTGCTTTTGGTAGTTCGACATTTTCGAACTGAGGTAATGGGAACCATCTCTGGCTTTCATCACTTTGGTTGACCAATGTTGACCATGTTGGAACTGCTACAGATAAATCAATAGCATTATCTATTCCAGCATTGGACTTCAAAGGAACCATTATCAATGTGCTTGTTACCGATTGAATCGGCACACAAGCTGGGACTCCAGTGTTGGATAGTCCCATATCACAATTACATCCTAATGACATATTCTTAAATTATTATGAATTGTATTTAACATTTACAATTCTGTTTATATTTTACTAAGTTGACTCTGAGCTCGACTCCAGAGAGATTCGCATCAAGGATGTTCTCAAACATTCCACGATCTGTCTCCACTCCGAATCGACTAAATGTGATCAGTTCATACTCTTCGATGGTCTGAAAACTCCGATCCTCTTTCACGCTTTCCATGAAGGCCTTTGCAAGTCTCTCCATAGGAAAAACAACATTGTCTCTGTGGTCAGCAGTGTAATAGTTTCGTATATCAGTCTCATCGAGAAAGAACATTCTGATCTCACTCTCAAAGTCAATTGCACTCTCTCTCCCTCTCTTGGTCATTCGTATCATTTCCAAAAGCCAGGCAAGTGGTGTCTTCTCGGACATATTGTTGGTAGAGATTGTCCATTCTCTATTTGTGGCCATCTTAGTTCCAGAGATATAGAACGGAGATGGGATGTAAATCTTTCCATCAAGTGGAGGATTCGATACCAGCAATGGATCGACATTGATATACTGATCTTCGACCACCTCTGTGATCGTGTAAACATTGTCAGACTCATCAGTGACCTTCTTTCCCACTCTCATCCACTTGGTGTCACAGATATAGGTTCGGCCATCTACAGAGTTATATTCGCCCACGACAGAATTATCTATCTGAGAGACAAGTGTTCTGACTATGTTTGTTATTTCAGTTGTCATATCCAGTATGCAGTTAATTTTTCAGTCCCATTCCATTTACTAAAATCTCCCACTCCGACATAAGTCAAAGTAATAGATGCATCACTATTGCCTCCCTCAATCTGTAGCACATCACCAATCACATAATCTGCACCAGCAGACTTAATTTGTAATTGTGTGATGTGTCCGTTCCCCGAAGAAGTTGTCAGTGTGACTACTCCTCCAGTTCCCGAACCACCTATCAAGTTGGCATCACCATCAACGTATCCAGTACCATCATTCAACGTATACGATACAATCTGGCCCAATGAAGGACTCTGATTGATATAGATATACTCTTGAATAGCCTGGTATGTTTTAATGGCTTCATTATATCTCTCCCACATAAGTGAATGAGGTGTGTCAACTACAATGCTATTCTCTGACATCTGTTTCACTCCTCCATATGGAGTTTGTTGATTCAGAAGATCTCTCGCATATTCCCAATAAATGAATCCTTTCAACATATCAAGTATACCTTCACTCTCAAGTATGCGATTCAGACCATGTCCGAATGTCACACCAGTACCATAGAATGGTGTGAGAGTGTTTAGATCCATATTAAATGGATTGAATATCTTGACAAAGTTTGGACTCTGTGGAACATTCATCGACAGATCGGCAATGAACTCATCGTACAATTTCGCACCCAGTAGATGCACAAGATACTTCTCTTCGTACTTTACGATGTATGAAGTGATCTTGTTTGTGTCGTACATTCCAGTGGAAAGTTCCCACTTGTTTATGAAGTCATCTGTTGTCAGTAGCATTGCAATCATTTTTTAAGTTTACCCCATCCTCTTTTGAGGAATCCTTTTATCACTGATCCAGTCAGTTTCCAGATCGCACCTTTTGGAAGTCTTCGATTCTTACCATTGCCCTCAAAAATATAGAGCTCGTCATCATTAATCTCTACCTCAAGTGTAACCTTTCCATCTTTACTCTTTGAGTATTTACCATCGACATGCTTTCCATCCCATTCGATGTCAAGGTTGCCTTCTTTGTCTCTATCGATGCTTATGTCCACTCTCTTGGTGTCAATATCTATGTCAAGTTCTTTCTTTTCTCTTGACCTTCTCTCTTCTTTACGTTCTGCTCTGGCTTCTTTACGATCATCTCGTTTGTCCTTCCTGGCTTCTTGTCTTTCAGATTTGGTTGTTCTCGTTTTCTTTTCCATTTTGTGCCTCCTTTATTTTATTATGGCTTTAAGATTAATGCTAAATCTGTAGCAATATCACCAAATACAAACGCTGGTTTTTGATTGTTCTTCACATATGATACAAGTCTCGCCTCTGCTAAGATTGTTACCATGTTCTTTGTGAAGTCATCTTGATCCAAACCTACAGACATGGCGATGTTGTTTCTGAATCTTACATTCACTTTCGACATATCACCTACAAGATAATCTCCCACTGGCATAAATGTTGAAGAGATCACTCTCATTCCAGCAATGATCATCTCACCATCTCCAGACTGAACTGGTAAAAACATTGGGTAAGTGTATGCACCATCTGAAGCCTTAGTCAATTGAAGTGTAGCAATATCCTCTGGATTCAATACAACGTGAGTAGGTGTGAAGTTAGATGCTTCAATCTGAGCCTTCGCCACTCTTAATAAATCACTGATGTTCGCATCTTGTACTTCATCATCAAAGTTTCCATTGTAGCCAGGGAATCCCATCGATGCATTAATTAAACCTTTAATCTGGTTACCAGCACCAGTTCCAGTCAATAACGCTTGTTCGATTCCGACTCTCACTTGCTCCATTAGATCGTTGTCGATCTCTGCACGAATGAATGAAAGGTCTTCCAGCATCTCTTTTGATACCTTCACATAAGATGCAATTTTCTTCACCTCTTCAGATATCTCTGACCATGTTGGATCTCCTTCAGTTTTTGCACCACCTTCGGCAGTCCATCCAGTTCCAGACGTTGCAGTTTGTTGTACATAAGTAACGAACTTACCAGAAGTTGCTCCAGTGTTTACGTTCTCAAGGATTCCATATCTGTTGCGTACAGATCGATCAACTTCAGTATCGAAGTCAGTCAATGCGTAGTCACCAGTGTAGTCAGCAGTGATAGTCGTTGTCTTAACATCAAGATTCAACTTCCCACCTTTCTCGACTGCATCCTTGATCGCTTCGATGTTGTCTGCATAAGACTTAAACAAAGATTGACCGATTGATAATCTTTTCACCTTTGGAGTTACTGCCTTCTCAGACATTGCTTCAATTCGACCTTCGAATTTTGCGATTGCTTTCTCGATCTCTTGAGATTTTTCCTCAAGACCTTTAAGTGAATCGAGCTCACTTTTTAGACCAGCGACATCCTCTTGTGTAGGTACGTTCTGCATCTTTTCTGTGAATAGGCCATCTAATTTAGATATCACCTCTTCAGTTGTTAGATTTGTGTTTTCCACGTTTTCTAAGTTTAAAAATTAATAATTCAATTTATTCATCAATGAATCGATCACGTTGTCCCATTTAAACTCCTCAACTATGACTGGCTCACTTGGAATAGAGTGGATGATCTCCGACTCTTGTCCAGCAAGTAGTACCAATTGACTTGTCAAATGTTTGACTTTCATTTCGATTCCATGAAGTCTCTCATCAGTTCCTTTCCCATTGGATAGTGCCTTGATGCAGACATTCAATTCTTTTGTGAGTTTCTCTATGTAGTCGGTCTTCTGTTGTCCTTTGACATCGACCACTGGAGTGAACTCATTTGATCCGAAGGTCACTGCCGATCCTTCGAATAGTTTTATTTCGCTTATTTCATAGAAACCACCAGACACAAGGTTCTTGTCTTCTATGTATTTTGCTTTGTCCTTTATGTATTGGAAACCTATGGAATGCTCTTTGATTATTCCATCCTCATAATCTCTATAGGCATCTTCACCATCTGTAGATCGACCAAGTTGACCGACTGCAAACAATCCGAAGTCATCCTCTTCAAGTCTCAAGAACTTTCCGATTTGTTTCTCCCAATCATGATGTCTCAAGAATGCGATCTTTCGATTGGATGTTGTCTCTGGCCCACGTTCTTTGATGGACTTACTGAATGCACCCTTCTTGATTACATCCATGTCTGAATCCATTGTGTCAAACTTTGACAGATAGATTGAGACCTCTCTCTTCTGAGTGTCTATATCCTTGAGCTCGAATGCTCCTTTTTGATTATATAAGTTGTTCCTTAAATTCATATCTCTTCTGGTATTGGTTCTGACCATTCGGCACTACTCATCAAAGTGAGAGCCTGGTCATGCTTTAAGGTTTGCAATGGAATCACAGATCCATCTGTAATGCATGTTGGTTCGGTGTTGTACTTGATAACAAACTGCAATCCGTCTAAAGATTTGCGTATCGTGTTTTCGGATGTTTCTCCGATTTGTGAAAAGTCAATTAATGGCAAGTCTGCTATGTTAATTGTTGCGTATGTTTCTGCTTGTTTATTCATTTTTTTATTTATTAATTCGTGTTTATGTAGGTACGTCTGTTGAAAAGGT